ATACATTTGAAGCAAATATAATAAAACGACTTGATATTCCTCATTATGTTAAATGTGAAATATCAAATCCAATATATCGCAAGAGTTTTTATGGATATAACTGGGATTTTCAAAATAATTGTATTAAACGATATAAGTTTATAAAGATAACAATTACATCTTATTATAAATTCAATCTTTATAATAGAGCACTTAAATCGTATTTCCAAAAATGTCTTGATGAAAATAAAATTGAAGAATGGACTAGAATATGTACAAGTGAATGTGATTCGAATTTATTTGAAGCAAATATTCATCCAGTTCTAAGATTTATACATGAAACAGATATAAAACCTAGTTCATGGATAAATATAAATAACTATACAGAAATATTTGAAGATGATCGAAGTTTTGAATGTGATATAGAAGTTATGTGTGATTATCGTCAAATTACACCATATAATAATGATTTATTAAGTGATATAGTTATAGCATCTTTTGATATTGAGTGTGATAGTTTAACAGGCGATTTTCCAAGAGCAGTCAAAGATTTTAAAATACAAAGTATTCAAATATATAATTTGATTTGCAATCAATTTGATATTGGAGAAGTAACTAGTGATTTTGTGATTGTATTGATACAGCAATTATTTACAGAACGTGATATATCAGGATATTGTGATGAATTATCAAGATTAAGATCAAAAGAAATGCCAAAAAATATAAAAAAATTAGATATTACAAAAGATGAGTTTATAGAAGAAATAAAAGAGAGTATGAAAAATAAAAAAATAAAAGATGAGTGTATTAAAACTATTGAAAAATCATTAGATAAATATTCAAAATATAATGATGGTGATCCAATTATACAAATAGGAACAGTGTTCTATAATTTAATATCAAAAACATATCAAAGAATAATTCAAGTGATTAAACCTGATGATATTGATGAACCTATTTGTGATGGATTAGATGAGCACAATATTCAAGTTGAATGTTGTAAGAATGAATCTGATTTAATATTGCAATGGCAAAATACGATTCGAGAAATTAATCCAGATATGATTACAGGATATAATATATTTGGATTTGATTTCAAATATATATGGGATAGAAGCAAAGTATTAAACTTAAATCTAAATCTCGGAAGAATCAATATGGGTAATACAGATCATTATTCAAAACAATGTAAACTTAAGTCTATGATGATAAATAAAACTGATAATTCTGTTGATAGTTTCAATAATCCACATTACATTATTATGGATGGTCGTATTATATTTGATGTTCAGTCTGAAATACGAGGTAAACATAATTTAGATTCATATAAACTTGATAATGTTGCATCATATTTTATGCGTGGATCAATTGAAACTAGTGAATTGGGAAAAAGATTAAATCGACAATTTTGTATCATTAATTTTGAGGATGAACTCAGAGTATGGGAATTTTTGACAGATAATATTGGATATCTAAGACGAGGCGATTATATAACTGTAAATATTCACAGTAATATAGGAGAAACATTAATATTCAATAAAAGAAAGTTTAAGATACATAATATTCACCAACGAACCATACAAATCGATATAAGTGATTTGAATATAAAACGTGAAATCAATAGATATAAATGGTATAAATTAGAATGGTGTATGAATAAAGACGATGTTCCACCACAAGAAATATTCAATTTACATAAGACTGGTGGACCCGCGGGAAGAGCAAAAGTAGCAAAATATTGTATTCAAGATTGTGAATTATGTATTAATTTGATAGAACATTTAGATATAGTTCCAAATAATATTGGAATGTCAAATGTTTGTTTAGTTCCATTTTCCTATATATTTCTGAGAGGACAAGGAATTAAAGTAACATCGATTGTTTCAAAATGTTGTAGTGAAAATGAAACATTAATGCCAATGTTGATTAAAATAGATACTGATTCTAGTTTTGAAGGTGCTATTGTATTGGATCCACAAACTGGTATATATACAGAAGATCCAATTGTTGTATTAGATTATGCATCACTATATCCATCTAGTATTATTGAACAAAATATATCACCAGATACACTTATTGAAGATAAACAAATAATCGAACAATCAGTATTACAACCACATGAAATAAATTGTATAACTTATGATGATTATGAGTTTGATACAAGTAAAGCAACTAAAGTAAAAAAAAAATTAGAAACAAAAACAACATGTTATTTTGTAGAAAGTGAGCGTGATGAACGAGGATATCCAAGTAAAAGAATGGGGATTATACCAACTGTTTTGAAACATTTATTAGATCAAAGAAGTGCAACAAAACGACGAATGAAAAATGAACCTGATGCATTTAAACGCAAGGTATTGGATGGTTATCAATTAAGTTATAAATTAACTGCAAACTCTGTTTATGGTCAATATGGTGCACAACATAGCACAATCTATAAAATAGAATGTGCTGCTTGTACTACAGCAATAGGCAGAGCAAGAATATATGATGCAAGAGATGGAGTTAAAGAATGGGCAGTAAATATGGGATATGAAATACCAGATATTGTATATGGTGATACAGATTCTGTATTTATTAAGTTTAGTCGAAAAAATTTAAGTGGAAATGAATTGAGTGGTGATGAATTATTAAAGCATTGTATTCAATGTGGAATTGATTCAGGTGAATATGTGGATAGTAAATTATTAAAACCACAAAATCTTGAATATGAAAAAACATATTTTCCACTTTTATTGATATCTAAAAAGCGATATGTTGGTGATATGTATGTAGAAAAAAAAGATGTTGAAAAGAAGAAATATAAAAGAACCTCTATGGGTATTGTATTAAAAAGACGTGACAATGCACCAATTGTCAAGTATGTATTTGGAAATATTATAGAAAAAATAATGGTTGATCGCAATTATAAACAATGTATAGAATGGTTACAACAAACATTAAGAGATATTGTTGATGGTAAGTTTCATGTCAATAATTTTATAGTATCAAAGTCATTAAATTCATTTTATAAAAATCCAAAAAGTATGGCACACCGTGTATTAGCAGATCGCATCGGTATACGTGATCCAGGTAATAAACCTAAACCCAATGATCGTATTCCATATATGTATATGAAGATTTCTAAATATGAACAAAATGGATTTAATAAAACGAAGCAAAAAATTCCGAATGGATTTTTCAAGAACGGTAAACCGAAATGGAAAACCATTACTGTTGATGGTGAACCCAAGTATCGTAAAAGAAAGATATGTCCTGGTGATGATATTGAAGATCCTGAATATATGATACAAAACTCTATACCAATAGATTATGTGCATTATATAACAAATCAAATAATGAATCCAGTGAAACAAGTATTAGATTTGAACAAGGAATATTTAGAATTGAACAATTCAATATTTGAGTATTATAAAAATCTAAGTAATAGTAAAGAATGATCGGTGGATTAGTGAAAATCAATAAATTAAAAATAGATTCATTGCAATTTTTTTTAGTCGTATTAGTGGTATTTTTAATTAAATCGTGGTTAGTTCAATGGTCATATAATACTGTTATGCCTAAATTAATATCGAATATGACAGGAACGGATAGAAATTTTAGAAGATTAAGTTATTTAGAAGCAATTGTAGTGGTCATATTATTTAATAATTTGTTTAATAGATAATTTGTTTAATTTTTCTTAAAATAAAATCTATGCTATAGTATAAAACATGGGAGGAGGATTAATGCAACTGGTCGCATATGGCGCTCAAGATATCTACCTTACGGGTAACCCACAAATCACTTTCTTCAAGGTTGTCTACCGCAGACACACCAACTTCTCGATGGAAACCATCCAGCAGACTATTAATGGGACAAGTGGTGTTATCAATAACAGTGTTGGTACTGTTACTATTTCACGTAATGGCGATTTAGTAAGTAAAGTATATGTTACAACTACAGCGGCAACAACTGATGGATCAAACATTATAAGCAAAGTAGAATGCGAAATTGGTGGTCAATTAATTGATCGTCAATATCAAGAGTGGAATGATATATGGAATGAACTCTCAATTCCAGAATCTAAAGCATTAGGATTTAAATCTATGCAATTAGCGGATGGTGGCACTATTGATACTACTGGTGTAGGATTAGTACAAGTTCCTCTCAACTTTTGGTTTTGTCGTAATCCAGGTCTTGCTTTACCATTAATTGCTTTACAATATCATGAAGTCAAACTTAAATTTACATGGGGTAGTGGTGGTGGAACTACTGCGAAAGTATGGTGTGATTATATATATCTTGATACTGATGAACGTCGCAGATTTGCTCAAGTTAGTCATGAATATTTAATTGAACAAATTCAAAAACAAAGTGCTACTGCTACTACTTCAACAAAACTTAATTTCAATCACCCTGTCAAAGAAATTATATGGACTTCTGCTAGAACAAATGCTTATACGACTGCACGACTTGTATTAAATGGTCACGATCGTTTTGCAGATCAAGAACCTGAATATTTCCAGCTTAGAGGACCATTTGATTACCATACATCTATTCCAAGACAGAATTTACCAACTGTTTCAAAAATTGGATTAAATACTGGACTAGAAAATGGTTTTACTTTAGACGCATATTTAGGAACAGTATTAGATGTACATACTACTGCATCGGGTGGAGCTAGTAGGGTTCATTATGCTTCTAATGTTTTAACTATTAGAGGTGATACGGGTGAAACTGGTACATTAGATAATTTTCAAAAAGGTATGAAAATTGCTATAACTGTACACACATTGGGGAATGCAGATGTATATACAGGTGTAACTTTACCTGTTGTAGGTGATACTTTTATTGGAACTATCTCGGGAACTGCTACTTTATCAGCCACTACAGCTAATAATGTTCTAACAATCCCTACTACTAATTTCGAATATCCAATTGCTCCAGCCGTGGGGGGTGAAACATTAACAGCATTGGTAACTGGATCGGGTGGCGGTAAAGTAATTGTTACTTGTTTCAACCCATTAGTGGCAGGTACCTCTAAGATGACTAAAAAAATTAATGTCTACTCTTTTGCCCTCAAACCAGAAGAACACCAACCATCTGGAACTTGCAATTTCTCTAGAATTGATAATGCTCAGTTAAGAACTGGCGCTGCATTGACTGCTGCTGATAACATTTATGCTGTCAACTACAATGTCCTCCGTATCATGTCTGGTATGGGTGGTCTCGCTTACTCCAATTAAATAATTAATTATTTAAGATATATTTTTTATAAAAATTTAAAAAAAATAAATTTGTTTAATTTCACTAAAATTTTTATCTATGCTATAGTATAAAACATGGGAGGAGGATTAATGCAACTGGTCGCATATGGTGCACAAGATATTTACCTTACGGGAAACCCACAAATCACGTTCTTCAAGGTGGTCTACCGCAGACACACTAACTTCTCGATGGAGGCCATCGAACAAACTTGGAATGGAACCCAAGATGGCAGTAATGGTCGTTGCACTTCAACTATTTCTCGCAATGGTGATTTAATTAGCAAAATGTATATAGAAATTGGTGGATCCGGTGGACATATTGCCAATGTAAATAATCCGGGAGCGGCCTTTATTGATACAGTTGAACTTGAAATTGGAGGTCAATTAATAGATAAACAGACCGGCCTTTGGTTAGAAGTATGGGCTGAATTAACTGAACCAAATGAAGGGGGTTCCACATCTAATTACCATACTGCAGTCCATAATGCTACAGCGTTCCAGCGTATGACTATGAGTGGTGGTGTTAAGGGACATTCTACTAATCAGGCACATTCATATCCATTATTTATTCCATTAAGATTTTGGTTCTGCAGAAATCCAGGTCTTGCATTACCATTAATCGCTCTTCAATATCATGAAGTTAAAGTTATTTTAAATCATAGAATGGCAAGTATGTTTGGTGGTAGTCATACTCAAAAATTATATGTTGACTATATCTACCTTGATACTGATGAGAGACGCAGATTTGCTCAAGTTAGTCATGAATATTTAATTGAACAAATACAATTCCAAGATGTCTCCTCGACTCAAACAGATCTTAACTTTAACCATCCAGTTAAAGAATTGATTTGGTGTCCAAGTACTAAATTGGGCAGCGATGGATCATCTCCTAACACGGCGGTGACTGGTACTGCAGTTACATTAAAACTTAATGGACATGATCGTTTTGCTTCACGTGACAGGGCTTATTTCACTAGACAACAAGTATATGATTATCACACTGGTCCAGGTGGATTAAACTCACATCATGGTGATGCATCAAACGTAATACATCACGGATCTTTCAACGATTCGATTGCTGTGTATTCATTTGCCCTTAAACCGGAAGAACATCAACCAAGTGGTACGTGTAATTTCTCTAGGATTGATAATGCCCAATTACAAGGTTTGACTACTAGCACTTATACTATATTTGCTGTTAATTACAATGTTCTTCGCATTATGAGTGGTATGGGTGGTCTTGCTTACTCTAATTAAACAAGTAATTAAAATTAAAATTAAATAAATATTTAACGTAATTCAATATAAATTGATTGTAAGAATTCTGTTAATTTTTCGAGTCTTTCTTCTAAAACTTTTACTCTTTCTTGTAAATCAGTTGAATTATCAACAACTGATTCAACTTCTGCTGTAACCTCTGGCTCTTCAGAAACCTCTGGCTCTTCTTCTGGTTCTTCAGCAACTTCTTGTTCCGATTCAACCTCTGGCTCTTCAGCAACCTCTGGCTCTTCAGCAACCTCTGGCTCTTCAGCAACCTCTGGTTCCGATTCAACCTCTGGCTCTTCAGCAACCTCTGGCTCTTCAGCAACCTCTGGTTCCGATTCAACCTCTGGTTCTTCTTCAACCTCTGATTCTTCATCTGATACTTCTTGGACTTCTGCAGTAATATTTTGTTCGGTCATGTCGAGAGTGCTCATTTTATAATATAAACAAAGATATTAATTTTTAAGTATTTAAAAATAATCATAGAATATTAAGTAAAATGAACGGATTAATTAATCTTGGAAACACATGTTATATGAATTCAATCATTCAATGTATAAGTCATTTAGATTTTTTAAGTTATGATAATCAAGAATTATTAACAAATTGTGGAAAAACAGTTCATCGCAATGATTTTGATTTAATGCAATCTTGGTTAAAATTAGATAAATCTTTAAAAATATCAAAAACAGGTAGAATTAATCCAAAAGAATTCTACCGAACATTTATAGAAAAATTACAAAAAAACGATTACTACTTTGTAGGGTTTGACCAAAATGATGCAGGTGAATTTATGACTATATTTTTTGATTTATTACATAAAACAATAGAACATAAGATTCGTTTGGAAATTAGTGGAACTATTAAGAATAAGCGTGATAAAATAGCAGTGGATAGTATTAGAGATTGGAGGCGTTTTTTTGAAAATAAATATTCATATATTGTAAGTTCAACATATTCACAATTATTAAATATTACAAGTTGTAATGAATGTGATTATATGACAACAAATCATGAC